TACCGTCGGTATTGACATAGCTCAATGTATTTTCGTCCGGGATAGCCTCCAACGTCGGGATCTCCGGTTTGTTCTTGATATAATTGGGCGATTCCTTTCCTGAGAGCCAATCAGGGCGAATACCGGAAACGATCCCTTCTGCAGCCTCGGCGGCAGTGTTGGCCCGATCAGCTGCCTCATTGGCTTTTTGAATAGAAATCTCTGTACTTGTTTCCCGTTTGGTTTCTTGACTTTGACGAATTTCCTCCTGGTTCTGGCGAACCACTTCCGCCGCTTCCCGCTCTTCTTCTGATACTCCACGGACTATTTCAGCCGCTTCCCGTACGGCTTCGGCCTTGATACGTTGCTCTTCGGATAAAGTACGAAGCGATTCAGCCTCGACACGGACTGATTCCGACTCTTTGCGTATGCTCTCGGCCTTCGTCCTTTCAACTTCTGTTTCCGTTCTTGTCTGTTCCGCCCTTACCCGACTGGCTTCTACCTGAACGCGAGACGATTCAGATTCTATCCTTGCTGTTTCGGCTTCCTTGCGCAAGTTTTCAGATGTATTTCGCTCACTCTCACTTGTTTTGCGTATGGTTTCAGCCTCCTTACGGACCGTTTCCGATTCCTTGCGTTCTGTTTCGGCGGTTTGTCGCTCTGATTCATTGCTTCTGCGAAGAGCTTCCGCCTCGGTCCGTTTCGTCTCGGAATCCTTACGGGCAATCTCGGAAGTGGAACGTTCCTGCTCAGCGGCAACCCTTTCGATCTCCGCTTCTATACGTGCTGCTTCCGCCTTGATTCGCTCCGCCTCCTGTTCACAGACTTCCACGTTCGTTTGTTCGGTAGCCTCGGCGGCCGCATTGGCCCGGTCCGCCCCGGCATTGGCAACCTCGGCAGCTTCCAGTGCCGGAGCCTGGAACTCGGTCAGTACATCATCCGGCAATTCATGCCAAAGCTCTGCAATCTGGTCTTTCGTCAAGTCCGTAAAGTGCCAGCGAAGATCATCAATGGCAATTAACGACCGCCAGGCCGTATCTTCCTCGCTCTTATATTTCCACTCCAAACCGGTGTCACCTTTGCGAAACTCCGGGGTTTCGCCCGCGTCACCTTTCAAATAGGACAATTGTATCAACGTCTTCCATTCGGACGGTTCGCCACCGGAAACACTCACCTTACGCCACTGGATGGCCGTTCGGTCCGCATCGACCTGGAACTCGACATCATGACCGTCCACACCTTTCAATATCTCAACGGCTACGCGGACCAGCTTGTAACTTGCTCCCAGGGATTGCAGGACGGGAAGTGACGTTATACCGGAAAGGCTCTTTACTTCCTCCCATTCGCCCGGATCCTTCGAATTGCTCGATATGAGCTTTTCGACCTCGACCGCGATCTTTCGTAAGTCTTCTATCGTGAGTGTCTTACCGTCCGATGTAATTATATCGCCTACTGCCATACATGTTCCATTTTTTATTTAAAGTTCATTCCGCATCCGAAACCTGTACCGTCATTTGCTTCTTTTCCTGGAACTTCTCTATCAGAATAGCAACAATACTTTTTTGTTCTTCACCCGTCAATGCATCCGGATCAGAAAGCGACAAGGTCAGACGTTTTCCTTCCGAGTAGTTCATATACCCTACCTGTTTGCCGTCCTTCTTTATGTAAGAGACAAACGAATGTTTGTTTTCCGAGAGGTCATGGGTTGCCATATATTCGGCCGACACATTACCGGATTGGACTGTTCCGTTTGATGTCAATACCTGTGTTTCCATATGCCTACTTTTTTTCTATCAGTTCTACAATCTGTCCATATCCCCCCGGATTGAGCACCGCAGCGGCCTGCTTGACCAAAGCTGCTTCCTCGGCCGTCAGCTCCACTACGCCTTTTGCCTTGGATATCTTGCAATACAATTCATAGGAGGCAAGCTTCTGTTTCGCGACCATCTCGGCATCCGACGACGGACGGATAAAATCCCCGCTGAAAAGAAGCAGGCTTACCGTTTCATCTATCATCTTGGCTTTTTCTTCCTCGCCTTTTCTTTCTTTTATCTCTTCCCCGTTCCAAGCTTTGAACGGCACATGCAAATTCAGTTTCATAAATTTCTATTTTTTTGAGATTAAAAATTATCTGTATTAAAATCAACCGAACGTGGCTTTGTACAAGCAACGGCTATGCCATTGTCAAATACAAACCAAGTATCGCTGTTATCTATTCTATAAGCCCCTTTTAAGCCCCCTCTCACATTCCCTTTCGGACTTTTGGTGAAATATCCATCTGAATAGATATAGCCATCAAACCAAGCAGCCCAAACAGTGTCTCCGGATGGGTAAGAAGGAGATTGTTTGCTAGAACCATAAATCGCTGCTGAACCGGGAGCACGTCCTATCGCTTTCACTCCAAAACGGCCTTGTGTGGACGCTCCAAATGCGACATCAACCAATCCGTCATTATTATTACCATAACCCATTTTTATAGTGCGGGATTTATCCCCGAAATAATCCAAACCTTCCCATACAAGACGATTATTTATTATCTTGAAAAGGCCAATCTGGCCACCGTTCGCCGTAATTGTCCCGCTAAACGTCCCGTTTTTGGCAGTCATATTTCCAGATCCGTCTATGCTGAAGCCACTATTAACAGTAGTATAACCTTCCAAATGTATCTGGTCTGCACCTATTGCGACCGTGCTTAACTGCTTGCCTACATATGTGGAAACATAAGCCTGAGTCACCAGCCCCCTATCGTTAACTTCTTCCGCAAAAAGCGAAGCGAATCCCGACTTGGTGATGAAACCAGAGGTCTTTACATATCGGTCCAAATTGTTCACGTCAGTCGTTACCGCCTCAATACTATCCGCCTGGATGTCGATCTGGCTTTGCAGTTGTTGTTTAAGACTGTTAGTCCCGTTTTGGTATTCTGAATAGGTCACACGGGCATTGATATCGTCCGCCATGATACTAAGCTGGCTGTCATAGCGGCTCGTGATCAATCCTTCGGAATCCTTGATCTGTTTCGTGGCCCATAGCTTGATCCGCTCCTCGCTCTGCTCTATGCCGGTGACAAGGTAGAGGAACGCGTCAGCCGCACTATCGTTACGGAGCGTCACGCCGTATATCAGTATTTCTCCTGTAAAAGCAATGTCGAAATCACCTTTCTCATCCCACATACCGGTATGGTAATAAAGGGTATAACCGCCCGAAGGAGGCAAACTTTCTTCTTTGTAAAGTTCCGATCCGGACACCCCGGCACGCAATGTACCTGCCCTTAATACCCGGTAATGGAAAGAGAAAGAATAGGTGTATTTTCCATCCTCGCTCGGATTGGAATGCATCGGGATATCCATTAGGTCGTTTGCCTGACCGACACTACTGTTCAGAATCCTCAAGACACGACGGTTTCCGTCACGGTACATACCAACATACGTTTCTTTATCCACATAGAAAGAGGACGGCAGCCAAAGCCATCCATCTTTGACTGGGATGTAATGCACCAGGCTCTTCGTATCCCAATAATAGGTGTTGGACGCAAACGAAGGGTTCCGGAGGATATTCCCCTTTTCCCCAGATATATCATTTCGTACACCCTCTATCTCGCTACGGAGCTTGCCTTCCATCACTTCGAATGTCTGCTCAATGGTGCTTCCGTCTTCCAGGTAATAGGTGCTATGCTGAAAGATACCACCATTAATATAGATGCCATGCCCTGTAAGGGTACGCCCGTTGACCGTCAGCCCCCCCAGATTCCCGATGCGGACCTTCGTATTGTCGGCTATGAGTTGCGGACTGGTTACTTCATCGAGCACATCTATATAAGGAGCATAATCGTCGGAAGAAGTCAAATAGATAAGCCCCTGGCGATTCTTCTCCTCAAGGTTCCCCATACGGAACGCTACGTCACCTGCCTTTGGCACGCTCCCGCCCTCGATCACTTTAAGGTCGAACCTCTCCGATGTCACGTTTTCCACTTCGGCAAACAAGTAACGGATTCCACCTTTCCCGTCCCGTTGCTGGATACGAACAAGGTCACCATCCCGAAGATTCATGAACATTTCGCCCCCCATATCGTCCATCTCACAGCGATAACGACGTGTTCCGAGCGGAGTGACCGTCTTTATCTTGTTAAAATCTGACACGATATGGGAACCGTTCAGCCCCAACACTTGGGAATAAACCAGCTCGTAGACTTTAAATGTCTTCCGCACCGTCCAGTTGTCCACCGTACCGGAAGCTGTAGGCGAATCAATACGCCAGCCATAACCGAACATACCGGAAGCAAAATCACGGCTGCCTATGGAGTTTCCTATAATTGCATCCGAACGGATCACAGCCGATTCACCTTCAATACCACCATCAGCCGTAATTTTCCAACCATTTCCCCCTTCAATACCGGTCAAAAAGTCAGGTGAACCGATACTTTCATGAAATCGGATGTTTCCTAATGCGTAATCGTCTATATCTTTACGGATAAACATGCCATCCATTTCTATAATGGCACCACGTATAGCGTCTTCTATCTCCTTCAGTGCCCGAAGTGCCGTAAAAGCATTCGTATCCGATGGCCGGATATCATCGTTCAGCTTTATATGATAAATACCACTGCCACTACCACCAGTCCCCGGAGTACCGATACTCGCGATTACTTCTGGCTTAATTTTAAGTATAAGATTGTCATTTTCAACCTCATACAACAAATCACCCTTATCTTCATCTAACTGATATCTCATTGTATTTTCGGAAGGACTTGAACTGCTATTTTCAACATTCGCTCAGCGACATTAGGCATCTCGAATATATTATATACCAAATAAGCACAAGCGTAACAAATCGCGGGCATTAATGATTCACCGTAATTCGAAAGACTATCATCAGATAAGTCCGTCATGCTTTTTACATAATTGAAATATTGTAATTCACCGGATGGAAAACATTCTATACACAGCCCTGTCTTATTATGAGAAAAAACGCATGAAGGTTTATTTACACCACTTCGGGTAACGGCATTGTGTTGAATTTTATAGTCTTCACTTCCAAATGGAGAAACTCTCTGGACCTCTCTTTTCCATCCCGAAAGACGTAGAGACACAAAACGTAAAAAATCTTGCGGTAAAGGAATTACCGTACAACCTTCACTACTTGTTCCGCCAGATGTCATATTTCCGGTGTTCAACAAAGCAATAGAGACATTTTCATCCTGTGCTATGAGATTTATAGCATCAGGTATAACAGATTCTATATACTCTGCCAGCTTTACTGTATCTTCTGATAACAATGAGAGATTTTCTTCCTCGCCTATCTCATTCATTATCGCTCTGGTTTTATCTATTATACCCTGCTTTGTCATGATTATCTCATATTAGGGAATGATACACTCTTTTTCTTGGCCGCTTCTTTTACATCCTGTTTACTCTTCAGAGAATCTAACTGGACACCATGCTTGGTGACTAACACATTTATAGCATCCTGAACACGCGTAATGTAATTATACTCTTTTACCTTACCGTTGCTTGCTACTCTCTCTTTAGACTGCATAGGCGAAATTACTTCAAGAAAGAAAAGCTCACCATACCTTGGGTCTGACTCTATTGCATCTTGCAACCGTTTGTCAGAAGTTACAAATCTCGCAGATACCCGTGATACCCCAGATGGAACACCTCCTGTAAATTCAATACGTCTTGGAATACCACCTACATTAATAATCGTCGAAAGTTCGGCAGACGATGTACCATATATTTTCTTATACATAACCTTATCTCTATCTAAAAAGGGAGAATCTAAAAAATGCAGAATCTCCCTTTTCTAATTAAACATTAATTATCAGGCTCCGATATAGACATCTCCATCATACTTTACCCATTTTGTCCCATTCCACTGAGCCAACATACCGGCCTTCAACTCATCGTTGGTTCCAGTCGATGCGACATCCTTCTTCAAGTACAGGATAGCGCCTTCCTTATTTCCCTCACTTGGCAAAGTCGCACCATCATTTGTTTTTGCCTTTACAAGATCTGGTTCCGCATCATTGAAACCGGACGTGTTCGGCTTGATCAGCAGATGACTGTATCCTTTCAACGTTAAACAGTCTGTCTGAATCGTAACATTGCGTTCAGCAGCTTCGCCCTGCGTTTCCATATTGATATTCCGTCGCTCCTCCTCCATTTTGTAGAGAACCAACATATCAAGATCAAGACAAATACCGATCTCCGACAAACCAACTTCGTCCAGAATAGGCAAATGGACAACATTCATCGTTCCGAAAGAGCTTTCGAAGGCTTGGAATTTGATACCCCATTTCTCTCTGGATTTCACGTTAATATCTTTCGTCAACGTGTAATCGACTGTCATCATATCTTCCAACAAATCCTTGCCGACACCTACAAAGGCTTCCTTGCTTCCGTTGTTACCGGTAAATTTCATTTTGGTAATACCGATAAAATCCGCAAAGCTGAACTTACCTTTCGTATATTCATAGTGTTTCTTGATGGACCACATGATACCCTCCTGAAAATACACGTTTTCAATTCCACGATTCGGATATTGCGCATCCTTGATCGCGATCTTACCCTTGATACCCAGCAAATAGGACACTTCGCATTTGCGACGGAATTCCCAAAGGTCATTTTCCATCACATCTTCCTTATCCCAGGCCACCTTTTTCTTTACATTCTCAAAATATTCGGTAAACTTGGTGTTGGACATCTTCCGCTGCATATAGACTTCGCGAGGCGTAGGCGCCTGATTGGTCGGAGGACAGAACAACTGGCTTTCGCTGCCGGCCTTGGCCATACAATACAAGGCCGTGCCCTCCGGAATAGAAGGAACATAACATTCCACGTCTGCCGGGTTTTGCTTTTTCCCATTAATGGCTACAACTACTGGAAGCCCCGACGAAGCATCCAGTGCCACAACATAAAGCATCAGATCCACACCGGGAGTGACCGTCGAACCGTCGCTTGCATAACCGTCCACTCCACGAACGTTGATTGTGTCATATACGTTAAACACACTGCCGTCCGCTGCATCAATAGGCAATGCTACACGTTTTTTACTTGCAGACTCCGTATGTTCAGCGTTCGTGATACAAGTGATACGGGAAGCATCGATATTATAATGCTTGACAACATAATTCGTTTTTCTCTTTTTCTTTGCCGCTTTTCGGGCAACCGTGTCAATCGGGAAAAAATCAGGACGGAATTTCGCAATATCCTCGTCTATGTCTTCAGCTATGATATCGCCCGTTTCACCACCTCTTTCCAAAGTGGTCACAGAAGTATCCTGCCCTCCTAACTGTGTTTGCAAACCCTCATGGCCTTCCGTAGCCGTTCCCCCTTCTGGTGCTGGCGGAGCAACAGTTACCCCTTCAGCCATAAGGACAGACGCATCTCCAAACGCAATCCCAAGAATCATTAACACCAAGGATAAAATAAATCCCTTTTCGTTTCTCACATAATTTACAAATTTTCCCATCGCTTTACTTATTAAAAATTGATTAATCATTCCATACGCTCGACTTGTAAGAAGGCTTTTTTTCGGCACGTTTAACCGTTGAAGCGGTGCTTGCCCCTAATCTTGGCAATCCGTCACCGGCATTATCCTTTCTCATCCTGTCAATCTTTTGATTTCTCCCTGCAACAACACCAGACTGAAAAGATTCTTCAATGTCAGTCTTATAATTCATGGCATTGTATAACATTTCCAACAGTTCGGTAGTGTAGTTTCCTTTGAAAATGGGCTCAAGTATCCAGCTGTAGGCACTGTCAAGAAATTCATCGATATCGATTTTTCTGGATGTGGCAAATTCATCCAGAACCGGTAAACTCGCTTCAATATTTACATCGTATTCCTCTTTGCTTTTACGCATGGATTCCAATTCTTCCATGCGCTCTTTCTCGGCATTCTGCAAATCATTCCACTCGTCCGAACCTTCTTCTGCTCCCAAAATATCCTTTCCGAAATATCGTACAAGAGCCGAAGTTGCCCCCCTTTTACCGCCAGCCATGTCCGAAAGGACTTGTGCAAGGCGCGGATCTTTTGAAAGTATTTCGGTCATACGCTCTTGTGATTCGTCATTCTTTTGCCGATAATCAAGCATATCAGAATAAACAGAGTCTTCGTCTTCACCATAAGACTCTCCCATACGAGAACGCATATAATCCAAATAAGCCTGTTTCTTGGAAGGTTTATTTGTCGTCCCTGAAGATCCCACAGGTACTTTTTCTTCTTCGTTTCCTACATTATTATCCATGAAATAATATTTAAAGTATTACTTTAGCAAAGTAAAGACATTATTTTGTGGTTTAATCTGTTATAATGTTATATATTTGAACCATTATAACAAACCAAAGCATTTTTTCATGGCAAAAACAGAGAACTGGCAAAAAAAAGATGATGTATTTAAGGCATACGAAAGGGCAATAAAAGAATTGGGGGATGTTGCACGCCGGGTTCCCAAGAATACGATCATAGAAAAAGCGATGTCTTATCCGGCTCCAAGGTATTACATCACCTTAGAAGTCGCTATCAGAAACATATCGCTTATGTATAGAGGGATACAACCGGACATGTACAACCCCATGAAAATAGACATGTACGACAGTATTTTCAGGAAATTTGTTGCAAAAGGGCTAAAATATCCGGGATATAGCTATTTGGAAACCATCATCAATAATGAAGCTCCTTCTTTCTATATCGAAAAAAGGCAATTTGTACGCATTATCAATGACAAATTAAAAAGAAAATGATCCTGGTATTCATATTTATCCTTTTTTATTCCCTATCACGGTACTACGATCTAAGCGATTACGGACTGTCCTCCGGATTCCGATATTGGCAACTGATTACATACAATTTCATACATCTGACCTTTATGCACATGTTCTTCAATTCAATCGGATACCTGATATATAAGCCGGTGATTGCAGAATATTATGGACGCAAAGCCCCAATTATAGTAATACCAATATCTGTAATCCTGTCTTCTGCAATCTTTTGCTCTGAAAAACCGACATTCGGCGCATCAACCATCATATTTTCCATGATCGGCATGTATTTAAGCAAGATATGGCAAGATGGACATTCGAAGCGACAGAAATATACAATCATGCTGCTTATAATGTTAATAATGCAGTCAATATTCGGCTATAATGTCATTAATTGGAAAATACACATTTCAGCTTTAGCAATCTCATTCATTTTATCTCGATTATGCACGACATTCACAATGATTTCGAGATCGAAAATATCTTGGAAGAAAACAGAAAAAGACACGAAATAATAAACGCACCATACAATCCAGTCACCGGTCTTGGCGCCGTAGGGGAACGAAAAAAGATTTCAATAAAAGACTCCCCTATTGGCGATATGTATTTACCGGTTGAATTGATAAAAGAAAACCTGTTTATCCGTAGACTCGCCAAATACGGATTCAAAGGATATATTATCCGATTTATTAAAGAAGTGGAGTATTCCGAAGAAGCCCTAAACCAGCTTTGGATTGAATTTATAAAATATCGGATAATATACGATTTTGAATACTGGGCCTATTCATTCATCTTTATAAAAGATAAAGTGAGCCCAAAAGATATCCCATTTAAACTAAACCGTGCGCAAAGAAGAGTACTGAATAAACTTGAAAAACTACGAAAGGCCGGAAAGCCTATCAAGTTTATCCTCTTAAAAGCACGACAGTGGGGAGGATCAACACTCGTCCAAATTTATATGCTTTGGATAATGCTCGTACACCGTCGAAACTGGAATACCGTCATTTGTGGAGATGTGGAAACACAGTCAAGAAACGTTCGGGCAATGATCACAAAGGCTTTAAACAAATACCCTTCTTATCTGCTTGGAGAAACGGTTAAATTCACACCCTTTGAAGGTTCAAGCAAAAACAAAGTCATTCAAAACACAAATTGTGTTGTCTCGATCGGATCTTTCCAAAAACCCGATACACTTCGAAGCGGTGACATATCAGGAGCTCACCTAACCGAAATTGGACTTTGGAGAGCTACACCAGGCAAAAAGCCGGAGGACCTTATCCAGTCTATATCCGGTTCCATTTATGATACAGCATATACGATTTTAGGGTTGGAAAGTACGGCAAAAGGCGTTGGTAATTTTTTTCATCGTACATGGCAACAGGCTGTCAAAGGTAAAAATAACCTGCTCCCCATTTTTGTAGCATGGTTTGATATTGATATTTATTCAATCCCTATTGATAACCACGAAGAGTTTATCCATTCTATGGACGAATACGAATGGGACCTTTGGGAACTGGGAGCTACACTGGAAGCTATTGCTTGGTATAGAGAAAAAAAGAAAGACATGAAAGATATTTGGCGTATGAATTCTGAATATCCAAGCACTCCAACAGAAGCCTTTCAATCTACCGGCCGACGACGTTTCCGGCTTTCAGACACGCTCAAACTACGCGAAACTTGCATCGATCCTATTTTTCATGGTGAAATTTCAGGTTCGGAAGAAACGGGTGTAGAAAGCCTTCAGAATCTTCGGTTGTCAAAAGAAGAAATGGGCTGCTTGTCCATTTGGAAAATGCCGGATAAATCAAAACGATATCGAAATCGTTATATTGTCGTTATGGATGTAGGGGGAGTTTCAGATGAAGCCGACTACACGGATATCACCGTCTTTGATCGCTATTGGATAATGGACGGAGGCATCCCGGAAGTGGTCGCCGAATGGCACGGCCATATCGACCATGATAAAGGCGCTTGGAAGGCTGTACAGATGGCAACATTTTATGCTGACGAGGAGGATGCTATGGTTGTAATAGAAAGTAACACGCTTGAAACAGAAGGCACGGAAGGCAATAATTTCGAATACATCTTAGACGAGATAGCAGGGCATTACTCCAATCTCTACTGTCGCACCCCAGCCGACCAAATCAGACAAGGTGCCCCAGCAAAATGGGGATTTCACACCAACACATCAACCAAGCCTATGGTTATCTCCCATCAAGCAAAAGCAATACGGGATTCTTTATACATCGAAAGATGCGAGGAAGCCGTAGACGAACACGACACATTTGAAATCAAAGAAGATGGTAAAACAATGGGAGCTGTTGAAGGAATGCATGATGACAGACTCATGACTCGTGCTATCGGCGTATGGATCTGCTATCGGATAGATCTTCCATTTGCCGTAAATACCCCAATAGCCACACCAACCCGTAAGGTCATATCGGAAGCCACAATATGAAACGAGACAAGATCATTTCATCTTGCCTCGTTATTTTAAATTATGCCTGGATTTGGCCTATGACCTCAGAAGGAATTCCCTGAAGTTGCGCCATACGACCTTCCTCTTGGGCCTGCAACATCTCCGCTTCATCCCGCTTAATACTTTCCAAAATACGTTCAGCAAACGGAAGCGACGAATTTTCAAGCAATTGCTTGACATTTATTGCCTGATTTTTGTAAAGCTCCATCAAGAACTCATTCATCACCATTTGATAAACCGGAGTATTAGAACCTTCCGTAATATAGACATCTATTTCTGAATCTTGCACCTTTTCCGGATCATACCATTTACTTTCTTTCGAATAGTCCGATCCGGCAAGGTCTATATATCGAGCAGAAGTATAAAATTGCTGAATCGTTTTCATTACTTTATTGTCTCGCTTCTTTTGAAAATTACGAAAAGAATCAAGCAAGCCTTTAACATTCATACTTGAATTCTGAACCTGCTGGGCATAAAGCGAAGATGGCGTATTAGAAGATGGCGTTTGGCCTTGCATTGCAGAATTTACACCAGAAATATCATTGATAAGTTTCAATTGTAAGTTCAATAGTTCGTAATCTCCGGCAACAGCCGCAGAACCGTTATATTGATGAACGATATTCTGTATATTCTGGCCCTGTTTAAGACGAACAAAAAGCACACCATTATAACGCACATATTCATCTACAATCTGCTCCCGGCTCATTCCCTGAAAAGCATCTTCATCCACAATGAGAAGTCCTTTCGCAGTAGACGAACGAATAAAATCGATCATCGTAAGCGTCCGGTTTATGTACTTTTGCTGATCAATAAAGTCATCAACAAAATTAAAGACTTTACCATTGACAAACGGATAAATGTTCAATATGTAATTATGCTCTTTATGCCAGTAAGGCGAACGCCCTTCCTGTAGCACATCTCCGAACGGAGTCATGTAACGATAGTACCAATATTGCTCAATTGAATAGGTATATTCCACAAGAAGCACATCTTCCGGGTCCATGCCGTTAGCTAACGCTTCTTCCATACGCTGCTTATTTAAAACATCTATCGATTTTCTGTCGGAAAGATTGGAATACCACCATTCCCCACTCAATAGGTCACGGCAAAAAAGTGCTTCCCGACTTTCCTTTTTCCAAACAAGAATCACCCGGCAAAGATCTGGACGGGACGGCATATAAAAATCCATATTTTTGTTCTGGTCCCCTTGTAATCCAAACGAATCAGCCCAGGTAGCCCCGTTATGATCACCGTAAATCCGATAAATATCATCACAGGTTGTTTTATCACGGGCAAATGCGGCCACAATATCCGAAAGAGTCATATCATACATTTCCCCGATAATACGAAGATCCCATGTCCGAGGATCTTCTATATCCGTGTTGAAGAATAACCGATAAGTATTGGTTGGATAAACCCACACATCCAAATTTTGTTTAGCCGGATTCATGCCGTACTCTACCCGTTGGGCACATAACCCTGAAAGCATAAGATTCGTCAAACTTGCAGCATCCATTTCCGTCGTTTCGTTGATCTGATGGCAATACTCAATTGCAATGCTCATCATTTCTCCAATCTTACTTTCCCTTTTGTCCCTAACAACACAAACGGGCTTCGTTTGGTTATTTCGGAATTGTCCGTCGATATTTTTCAAAATCGGGCGAATGACATTGTTTTTCAAAGGCACTTTACCCTGCGATCGAATATATGCACTTTCTGTCACTTTCTTCCCACTTGCTGGATCAATAACAAGATCGCCCCATTGATCTTCAAATCCATACATCTGGGAACGTGCAGCCTTCTTGCGAACCTCACTAAGTCCCCACCAAGCATTTTCAGCCTCTTTCAGCACATCTGTAGCCTTTGTCAAACTAATAGCTGACCGGGTGCGACCACCCCGCTCCACTCCCGGTTTCAATCTACGGTTATAAAACTTTCTATTCATCTCCTATTTTGTCTAATTCGTTAATCATCATTTCTTTTGTCTTTCTCGCCTGTTCGTAAAGAGCTTTCTTTTCTTCTCCATCCATCAAGCGGGCCATATCATACATACTTTCAATCGCTTTTTTATAAAAGCCGGTCGTTTGATAACGTCGGTATGCACGACTATTGGCAAAGGATTTGTAATTACCCGACAGGTCCTTACCCCCTTCGAGCCCTTTACGGTACATCCTATCCCTACTCTGCATCTCTTCATACTCTTTCACGTAATGGTTATAGCGTTCGTTTGTATAATTACGCGGAACCATATTTTCTGTGTCATAGGTCAGCCCGCTCACAACTGGGATATTCCTAAGCTGCACATCTCCGGTTACTGCGCCTTCCACCGTTTTGTAACATTGAGCAATGGCTTTACCTACGCCACCTAAGTACTGTTCGAAAAGGTACTCTACGGCAGAAGGATTCAAAAGAGCATAATCCAATTTTCCTTTAGAGGCATAATCGCCTCCCGACAGACTATTCAGCCGTTCGGAGGCTTTGATTATCGCTTTGCTGGTTCCAGTCGTTACCTTATGATATTCTGGAACATACTTATTAAACTCGTTGCGCCCCGTGATCCGTTTCCCGAAAAAGTTCTGATTCCAAAGGTATGCATCGGTGATCGGGGTAAACATATCCGGAGTAAATACTCGTATTGCTGTTTCTAGCCAATTATCTGAGCCTTCAGCTTCGAATGAGAAGGGAAGCAGTGTCATCATCCTGCCCGTCACATCAGCAGTAAAGCTGCGCCCCTTATATTCACCACGAAGATATTGTGCACTCATATCACCCAATCCATACAAAGCACGAAGTTCCACAGATAAGGGCAAAAGAACATATTTTCCTTCTCCTACCGGAATAATCACATTGTTTTGCCGTACATAATCTGGGATCTCGTTATATTCATCGTTATCCCCCAACAGAAGGTCCGTCAACATACAATAGGCAAATCCCAGTGTTGCCCACATGGCGATCGCCGCCGAAGCACGGCCAGGATTTGCTTTCGCTGCACCAAGGAAATTATGCGATCCCTGAACGGCCGCATTAAAGAAGAAATAGAAGTTCTGCGCACACACAGCACCCATTGCTCCACTTCCTCTCCGATTGAAGTTCACGGATGCTTCCTTGGCCGCGCTAATACTTTGTAGTTCCGACATGCCGGTTTCTTTGGCAGCCAGATAAGTCGCAAAGCGGGACGTGTTTTCTATAATAGAGTTGACGGTTTCGAAATAACCTCCCAGCATATTGAACACATCTTTTACTTGTAACCTACCGCCAGCACTTTTACGAACCATCCGGTCAACCTCACGTTTATACTTTTCATACCCCATAACTGCTACAAATCCCGTACGTCCACCACCTTTCAAAAAGGTTTCGTAAGACGAACGCATTTGTTTGGCTTTCGCCCCCTTTTCCTCAAAGCCAAACGAAACACGCGCAATACACCTTATGGCCGGTATGATATTTTTCAGATATCGGCCTTCGAATCCAGCTCCGTATCTTACGAAATTCATCGTATTGGTATAGAACAAATCACGGACAAAATTTCGTATGATGAAGTTCACAGAGCGTGAGGTGTAATTAAGCATCATAAACTGCCGGATCCGGTTCAGTGCTTTTAACACACTATTATTCAAATTCTGGTTATTTAGCCCATTAATAGCTTGTGATACACGAGGATCTCCATTGATGTAAACAAGCAAATCACGGCCTCCTTCTTTTACACGGACAGTATGTTGTTTCTCTTGCCAATCCTTGACGGGGACACCGAGGGTAAGCACTTCGCGACGAGTCTTCGCCTCACCTTTCTCCCGCAGATCCTTCATCTTTTCCTCGAAATCATTAATGATCTTGGCATTTTCTGCCGGATCTTCCACCAGACCTTCGGCCGAAACAGCCTCCCACATAGGATTGCCTTCCGCATCTACTCCACTTTTTACGTACCACTGGTTAGAAACTGCAGCTGCTTTTGTCTTACTATTTCTTACCAGATTGGCAAAACGGAGTTTTGTCAGATTCTTATACCCCATCATCGTAGCGCTTTCGTAATCATGAGCGATGTTGGCAAGTACGGCACCAGCCCTTGACTTACGCCCACGGGCTTTCTTTATCGGGTTCGACACAATATCCTTGTCCGCATCGAAATAGTCGAACAGGTCGCCGGCCGTCGTTTCATCCCATTCCTTTAAAGGGATATAATATTCGTACATATTCTGCAGATTATCCCTCTCCTCACGGCCGATCAAGTTCGTCTGGTACATCTTTTCCAGCGTTGCCTGTGTGGCAGCTTCCACCGCTTTCCATAGGCCATTAGTGCTGTGGCTATTCTCATATTTTTCAGCCCAGTCTTTCAGCTTTTGCTCTTCCATCATATCAGAATCAAAAATTTCTTTACTAAGAGCTGTAAGACCGGAGAAGTCCTTCAATTCAAGCGACATCCGTTTCTTCTCTATAAGGTCAGACGTTTCATTTTCCCTTTCCTCTATTCTCTTATCAACGGTCTTTCTCATGTTTTCAAGCTGTTTAGACGAATAATTACCTGATTTTTCCTTTTCCGTGAAGTAATCTTCCATTTCTTTCTTAACACGCTCAAGTTTATCCTCCTTCCGTCTTCTGTACTTCTCCAGCTCATCCTCTCTCATTTTCTTGTTCCTTTCAAGTCCATGCTTGATCATCATATAGTTTTCAACATCGCGATTTCTCTGGGCATCAAAATGGCCGTCCACAGTAGACAGCCGGGATACTTCATCCACCAGCTTCTTAAACTCCGTCTCCTTGAATTTTTCCACATCATACTGGCTTTTCGACTGGGCTGTATTTTCATATACATACGCATTCTCAAAATCCCGTATCTTATGTCCAGTCTCTTTTTCTACTTCTTTTTGGAACTCATGAAGCGCAATCATCCTATCTTGATAACCTTCCCGGAAACGCTGATAGAACTTCCGGGATGATGGTGAGGCTGATTTCAATCCTTCTATCACGCTTCTAATAGCCCTAACCATGCTACGACGTTCTTCTGCCGAAGTGGCAAGCATCGTTCCGCTACTAACCAACGGATCACGGAACAACAATGTATCACGCATATTTCCATCTTTGGCCACTTTATGAATGATCGTAACAAGTGAATCACCTTTTTCAAGACGGTTCTTACTCTTCCATAACATATAAGCAATATCTTCATCCCGCATACGCAAATCGATTCCCAACGACCGGAAAAATCCGCGGATGGCCGATTTTATCTTTTGCCAAATGGACGGCTCGGATACACCGTTTTCTGCAACAGAAGCCAAATACTCTTCCGTCGCGATCCTGAAGTCTCCCCCATAGCGGGAAAGTCCGGCACGGGTAACCTTACGGCGCACATCTTCCGGTAGGTTGCGATAGACAGAATCCATCATGTCGTCAAACTTTTCTCCTAATAGTCCGCGAAGCCCTTTATGCGCAACGACCTCGTGTAAAATGGTCGCTTGTGCGTCGGCGATGCTTTCGGCATTGGGCAAAACCAAATATACTTCGCCAGTTTCCATATCATACCAACCTTTGGACCCTCGTTTCTTCCGTTGAGTATCTTTGTTATCGTCCGTGATATCGTTTACATCCCGGATGATGTGTATCGGAATATGTAGGCCACTTGCCAATTCATCTACGGCAGACGATATTTTTCCCTCGTCAAGGGTTGGATTTACAAAAGATTCCACTATCTTTGTGGCAGATGAAAAGCTACTGTTTTTATCATCAACGTTAGCGGGAGTACTGCTATTTGATATAAAATCAGTAGCTTTTTTCTTGTCGACCCATTTTAGTAAACCATCGTTTATCCATGAATAGATATCCTTAACATAGTCCTTCGGATAAATACTACGCACAGAATTGATTTCAATATTGCCAACCTTACGGTTCACCTGTATAGCCACAACAAAATTATCTCCATTGCTTTCAAGTTCTGTTAAAACGACCTTTGCATCAATTCGTGTTTTGCTGTCAAATACCGCTATCGGATTGGCTATAGCTTGTAGAAGATTCTCTACACTTGTCAAATTGAAAGGATGGTTACTTTTATATTTCTCAGATGCTTTAGTCGCCAATTTATCTGCACGTAACTCTATTGGCAGATAAGGGAATCCCGCAGCCTGTAAAAACCTGGACGGATTCCCCAGCTTGTAAACATGCCCTTTAGGCAAAGAACCGTCAATTTGTCGCTGTAAATCTTCGTTGAAACGCTCGTTCACCTCTTCGATATTCCCAGAAGCCGGTGCATAAGAAGCCGGTTTTCCTAATGCGTCATCGAGGAACAGCTGGTCTTCACGCGCTACGTCTTCCGTTTCTTCTGCCAGCGTTCTCCGTCGCTCTTCCGGTGTCATAGACAAACGCCTCGATACATTACGGGCTTCTGTCTCTCCGGCATTACGCATATAAATATTTTCAGCATCTTTCTTGCTAAGTATCCCAGTTAAATGGCTTTTACCTTCCCTATGTCCTTTTTCATAAGCATCTCTTAGTTCCTTTGAGGTATGGTAAACGGCCAGTGTCTCGATCGGCCCATAGTCTGAGTACATGTTATTTCTACCATAAAGAGGGCCCATCGCGGACCTGACAGCCCAACGCATGTATTTATACTTTCCCCTTTTAATCAATTTTTCAGCCCTTTTGCGAATAAATGCGGCGGTATTAAGCGTATTTAAATCAGCCGTATCTATTTTATATTGAGTATCCAAATATCTGTCTATCACTGCTTCTGGATGGTCGCCTGCCTCAAAACCTTCATATGATTGAATCGCATGCTGTATCTCATGGGCGGTAGTCGATTCATAAAGCCAAGGCCTGTTATGCGCCGTATTGATAACGATTTCATTGCTTCCAAACCATCCGCTGCCATACTCGTCCGGATGAGATTCCAACCGGAATTTCAATTCTTTCAACCTGGGATAGGCCGCGAATAACTCGTCATCTTTGAGGATTTCGCTTAAGCTGTAGTTCTTGCCTTCTTCGAAATTCTCAGGTGGAGCATATTCAAAATCCGGTGTCTCATACCGCCACTTTCCGTCAACGCCACGCTCCCAGCCGGTAGCAAGTTTGATTTTACGTGCATTTTCTCTGCCGTTCACTTGTAAAATTGAAAGCAACTTCGTATCTTTGATATCGGAATTAAGGGAAGTTGTTTGATTAAAACCGGGAGTTGTTATCCCGATTAGTGAATCAAGTAATTTCCCTTTTTCTATTTTGGAAAGTTTGTGGTCATAATAACGAGTGCCCTCTTTAGGCGTGACAATTACAGCACGAACCGTATAATCTTCACCGCCAATCTTCATCCCACAAACATAATAGTCAAACTTTTCAGCGTCAACCTTATCGTCTGTATTAGCTTGTGATTCGATATACACAGCATTCTCGATAATCTGAGGTATGGCCGCAACGCTTTGCAGTTGCTCCGCGTTTTTATAGTCGTGGTTCAGCACCTCCTTGATAGCATTCTTGCCGACCATGACTGTTTCCCCTGTGTCTTTGTTGGTATATTCACCACGCAACCTTTTCCCATACTCCAGTGCATTCTTCTTATATTGTTTCAGATCATCGCTCGGCTCGATCTCCCTGCCTGTTATTTCCACCGGCTCACTTTTACGCAGCTTTTCTATCCGCTGCTTCTTTTCATTGAAAGCGGATTCCATCTCCCTTGCCACATTCAAGTTGTCAAGACGGGTAGTTGCTTCTTCTGCTGCATCAAGCCTTGCTGCTCCCTGCTCGCCGATAAAGCGGAAGCGAGGGTCGCTCTTCCGGGCGTTGAAGCGTTGAGACAGGGGGATGATGTTCCCTTTGTCGTCCCGGGTAACCAGGTCGTTCAACTTGCGGTTGTTCCGGGTGTCCTTATACAGGTAGTCGCTCTTGTCGTCATATCCCCATTCGTTGATGTCGTTCCCGTCCCAATAGAGGTTCTCAGCCGGTACACGTTCTTCCATCATCCGGTAGTCCCCCTCCAAGGCGTGGTTGCCGTGCTGCCGGGCATAGGCTTCGGAGAGTGTCACCCAGTCACCGTTCCGGACGCTTCCCTCTTTGAGTGACTTGGGCACCGCCCGGTAGATGGTGACCATCGGCTTTTCTCCTTTATCTATGGCGTCCAACGCCTCGCTGATAGCCGCTATGCTCTCTTCCCGGTTCTTGTCCCGGTTCATGCGGAACTGTTCGTCCAGACTGTCGCGGATGTTGTCTTTGTTCTGAGCCACGTCGACCATACTCTTGTCGATGCCCTCTTCATCGTAGGAGGGGGCACGGTGCGCCATTCTGAACTCATCCGTCGACAAATAGCCTTTGCGCCGGGCGGCTTCGTTCACGAGGTCGCGCATGCGGCTCTCGTCTTGGGCTTCGACGGCTTCAAGGTAGGCGCGATCCAACGCTTCGCTCGACATCAGTTCAAACTCTTCCAGTCGTTTTCTTTCTGCTGCGGCAGCCTCCTCTTCCCGTTTGCGGGCGGCTTCCATGGCGTTGCGCTCATCCTGCGCCTGCTTGACATAGCTGTCGCGCAGTTCGTCGACATTGCCGAACTTGTCGAACAGCTCCGCCTTGACCGGGGAGAAGACCTTGACAAATTCACCCAAAGATAGCTGGTCGTTTGCCAAGCGGATGCTTCTCTTGATGCTTTTGAACGCATAGCTGGCTCCGCCCAGATTACCTGCTTTCATGGACTCTGCGTACTTCTTTACGTCTGCCTCTTCCAGTTGATGCTTCTGTGCGAACGAGGAAACATCGCTCTCCTTTGCCGTGCGAAAACGCAGGTTGTCATTGTTTTCAGCTTCCCGTTTGTCAAGTTCCTGTTGCGCCTTATTGCTATCTGTCTTTACACTCTTATATTCTGCAAACGCTTTTGTCTTGCGGTGGCTGCTACCTATCCATTTCTCGAAATCCTCCAAGTTTACGGGGGTTACCACCGTCTTGTGCTTCTTCGCCCAATCTTTGTCATAGTTGGCGAAATAAGCCGTCTCGGCATCGGCCGCCTCATTGAAGCCAAGCATTACCTTATGCTCGTCAAAGCTGCCGTCCTCGTTGTATTGATCCACCACAAACGCTTTTCGACCGTTCCACCCATCAATATCATCAGATAGGAACACATCTATATGGTCGCCGTCCACGCCCTCCGTACCACGAATGTAGCCGTAGGTGTTCTGCATGGTCGTTTCCCACTTCTTACCATTAGCATCCACGCCACTACGAACAGAACCTTTCGGTTGCTCGATGCTAATATCAAATGTACCTACACGCACATGCCCTTTCTTGTAATTGCCGGCTTCCTTCTGGGCTTCGGTAGGATTTATATCGGTATTTGCTTCGGCATCTGCAATTTTTTCGCTTAACCCACTGTTATTACGAGATAAATCACTATCTTTGTCGGTAGAAGACAAGTCAGACGGAAGAGTGGAAAGGCTTGCCGCCGCCTCTTTAGAGGCCAGTATGAGGAGTTCGCCGCCCTCACGTTTGGCTTGTCTTTTTATTCTGTCAAGATTCCTATTATCCAGAGTGTACCACCCTACAATTTCCACATTATCCTTGTTGCTGTTTACTTCAAGAACAACTATCGGACTTTTATCATCCAACTTTATTACAATCCAGTGGTTCTTTTTGGTATTCGGCTGCGACTGTCCTACAATGTCAGGATTATATAAAGCTCTCTCCAATATATCCCTACTTGATTGAGGAGTAAAGGCATGAGCCTTGCCGTTCTTCTCGAATATGTTCTTCTTTATAATAACACGCTTTCCGTCAGCTCCGATTGCATCAGACACATTCTTTGGAACAACGGGCAACCCTATAGTGCGATAAGGAGATGTAAAGTCTTCATCTGTTATATCCGATACACTACTTACATCCTCGATAATAAGATTACCTTCGGAGTCTATAGGATTACCCTGCCTATCTATTTCTCCGGATGCGCTTTCTTGTGCAGCTCCATCCGCACGATTCGCTTCGGCATCTGCAATTTTTTCGCTTAAATCGTTGGTATTACGAGATGAATCGCTATCTTTGTCGGTAGAAGAGCTTTCGGTTTGCAGAGGAGCTGTGTCATTCTGCAATTCAGTATCGCCAATGTCTGTCGTCCTGTCGGTAGCCGTTGGCTTTTCTTTTTCAAAGGCAGTCAATAGCCAATTCTTCTTCTCTCCATCCCATTCAAGGCGCACAGCCGCTTTATGCGTTTTACTCTCAAGGTTTACACGGTTAGCACTACGGCTTATCACCACCATGTCGTCTAAGATGTCCTGCAAGCTGTCGAGAACCTCGGGGTGGAACTTGGCAAGTTTAGATAGTCCAAAGCCATTGCTCTTCCCTGTCCCCTCTTTGCCCCAAACAAGATCTATGTCTCCGACCTCTTTGTGGTGAAGTGCACCTATCGCTTCTCCGCTTCTTTTCCTTAAGAGGAACTTTATCGCTTCTTTAGCCTTGCCTCTGAATTGATCATAGATATCACCAAAGACTCCTTTACCTATCGGTTTTATTTCTCCG